TTATAAGGCGTACCTAACGACTGCATACCCTGAACCACTTTTTGCATCACAGCCACAGCAAATTTCTCCCCACGAAAATTTTCCAGTTTTATAGCCTAATTCATATAATAAATTTTCAGTATCCTCAGCTCTGAGTATTTCTTTACTTTCGCTAAACTCACTCCAACTGCCACCATACTTCTCTTGGTTCGAGAGCGATATATTTAAACTACGAATCTTTTTATTAAAGAAACACAGATTGAAAATTGTAGGTTGACCGCTAATTGTAATGGCTGGAAGTGCATACCAAACATAGCCATTTTTAATATCACGAACATTCACATCAGGAATTGCAGAAACCTCAGATTCCGACAATTCAGAGCTGATAGTGATGCTATTTTTTATATTTAAAGTAAACATATCTGCGCAATACCCATTGCCTTATAACACTAAGTAGGAAGCACGTGCTTCCTACTTTTGTTTAATGACCATACTTCCTATCACTGATAATCGTAAACCAGCCCAAAAATAATTGTAACCAATATTCATTAGCTAACATGCTGTCTAATTTGAGCTTTTTCCGTTCATATATCAATGATTGATGTGATTTTTTGGATGTTCGTTTGACAAAGGAAGCATAGAAGATTCCATCTACTGTTTAAAAAAGAAATGAAATAATGCGCAAGCTCTTCGTAACAGCTTTCAACTATTCCACTTACCTCCCCCTACCGAACACTTCTACAATCAGCGGCTTTAAACTCGTTATCGTCCTCTCTCCAAATAAGAACCCAAGAACAAATAAATTAATCACGATTAAAGCGGATTGCTGTTGCTCTGTGTAAGTTGACGCCTTCGTGAACCATTCATAATCAAGATATGTCTTAGCACTGTTAACCCACAACCATATTTAAAAAAAACACAAAAAACATCAACACCCATGGTAAACAATTAAAATATTAACCATATAAAACAAAGTATTAACTTAAGATGAAATCATTCACATGAATTAAGACAGTAAACATCGAATGCTAATATCTTTTTCGTTTCGTTTTCCTATAATGACCACAACTTATGCATCCAGTGTCATATCTGGCTATGACTAAAAGTTAGCCACACTAACAGCATTAAGTGATTCATTACTCCCTCTCCTCCAAATGAGCCAGTACTCATATATAAGGCAAAGGCTGTATTGATTGAAAATCTATTCCATACCTTAATGCTCAACATTAAGTTTGGTGAATATCTACGTTAACTATTTAATAATTTGAGAACATTATGAAAAATAAAAAAAGCTTTCTTTTCATCGCTTGTATTCTTAGCTCTTTTATATCAATGCCTTCATTTGCAGAAAGCAAAGTCTGTGTGAACCTTCCCTTTGGTGTAGGTTATTCTGCATCATTTGATGTTGAAACGCTTGATGGTCATTTTAAAACACAAAACACTTCAAAATTCAATGTTGGAGAAACTCGTTGTATTGATGTCACGCCATTGGAAACGGGTACAGACTACAAAGTTACTCTTCACCCATTCTGGGGAAAAACTATTGACTGTAGTCCAGTTCTAACAAAAGAGCAGGGTGATAGCCATATTACTTTCCGAGCAACGGGTACTACTTTGAGCCCACATTGTTCTATGTATGGTATTTAATTAATCTGGAACTCGGTTAAGCCATTGCCATAAGCCTGTCTTTTATAAGTGGGTAATATTGGGCGATGGCTTTTCTAATTTGAAATAAGACTATTTAAGTAAAATGACGCAGGATCTTTTCTAGATTGTAGTGGCATAGTTAGCTTGAAGTGGTTCCTCCTACCTTCTCTTACCGAATACTTCTACAATCAGCAGCCTCAAGAATGGCTATCTGCTTTTTCAATTCCATTTCATCTATTTTTCGCTGCAGCTCTGCTTTCTTTTCAGGAGACATATCCGGTGGAAAGTAATCCGTTATCAGGTCCTTGACCGAGCCAAATAATGAACCGCCAACAACATCCGTGATTTTTGTTAATAGGCTCATATCCCACCTTCCAAAAAGTTTTTAATTCCTAAGGCGTACGCTTTAACCAGGTCATCAAATCTTTCTTGTGCTAACTCAAGCGAACTATCACTATCAATAAAGAACGGCTCTACAATTACACATGGCATTGAGGTTTTCTGAAGGAGTAAGCCCCCACGGTCGCCAGCTTTACCTTTGTAAAATGCTACACAAGGTTTGAGACCACTCTCTACTGTCCAATTTTTCGGCATAGCTCGCGAGTCAAAACCGCTACTGACTCAAGAATCCGCATTAACTTCCCTTCAGATAGCCAAGTCGCTTTTGCTTTTAATTAGATGACAAAAAACTATAATTTTGATTTGTTAACCATCGAATCATGTCGAATCTGAATTGATAACATGATCAGCATCATATGCATTGATATTTGTAATAAATTTTCAGATACATAATGTATTATTTATCGTACATAACGAGCTAAAATAGCAGACAGTAAGCGTTAAGGGGATTAGTGAGGTCTTTTACCCTACTAAATCGGATATTTAACATAATAGGTATAATGCGCACCACCACCATTTCCTCGCATACTTGGCAGACATTGTTTTTCTTGCCGATGGATTATCGAAAACGACATTACAGAGAAAGTCACCAACATACCCGTTGATGAGTTCAAGGTAGGGCGTTCCAGTACCGCCATGTCTGTTGTACCGAACAATGGCTTCCATCAATTCAGGTGGGTTTGGTGAATCAGCGTGATAAACCGAGTCACGATAAAGACCAATCCAAATATCACAATCTTGCTCAATCTGACCGGTATCTTGTGAGTCAGATGGCAATGACCTTTTATCTGCACGTTCTTCCAGTTTACGATTAAGCTGGGTAACTAGGAACACAACGCAATTTAACTCCTTGGCCAGCTGCTTGAGTCGTTTGGTAATATCGCCGTAAGCCAAGTCATTACGCTCGGCCTTCTCGGTAGCTATCAGTGTTAAGTAATCCACCATGATTGCAGCCAGTGGAACTTCACGGTGCAACCTGCGCGATTCAGCTTCGATATACGTAATCGTGACGCTGGGTGAATCATCGATATAACATTTGGTATTGTTGTATTCGCTAATTGCCATGCTAGCTTTGGCAAACTCAGTATCGAAGTTATATACATCTTCGGGGCTCTGATAGAACAAACCTGAATCGATACGGGCTCGAGAAGAAACCAGTTGCCGGAAAATAGCAATGGCACCCGGTCATTCATGGCTAATCACGTCATATCTGTACCTTACCGCCTTACTGCCATCACACTGGATTAACACGATTTATTTAAAACTAAATTTGTTTTCTTCCCCCTATTTATTTGCGGCTATGCTTAACCACATAAAAATCATGCGTAATAGTGCCAAAAAGCCAGTAAATATAAGGGCTAGCCAGCCATTTGCTGAACGGCTATAATTCCCGCCTCCAAAGATTGAGGTCAACACATGCACACGAAAGCAACACCAATAAATAGCTATCCAAAGTACTGGGCAGGATGTTGGCACTAAAATATTAACCAATTGTTAAACATGGAAAAATCATTATATATCAATAAACTAAAATACACTTTGATAATATTTTTTCCATTTCCAAGCGTTTTTTTTTGCCCCCATTTTGCCCCCAAACACCATTTTTCGATCAGTTTTGCCCCCAGTATGCCCCCAAAATTGAGCTAAAAAAGAAGCCTTAAAACATCGTTCAAGATGCACGTTTTCGTCCACTCGATTATTGCGAATACTGAAAATATTATTGAAATAAAAAAGGGAGATGTATGACTACATCCCCCCTTATATTTAGTGCTTGATGAGCATTACGTTTAAAAAAATATAATTAGAAAATGTAATCCATTGTTAGGTATGCTTCATCATTAAACGATCCACTTTCTTGACTACTTGTATTAAGTAAACGATACCCAATTTCAGTGCTGATATTCTTGGTTATACGATAATTAAAGCCAGCTTGTCCGCCATATACGTAATGCCCTTTATTATCCAATGCTTTTGTATCCTGGTATTTATAACCAACAGTGACACCTGTAACCAAATTGAATCTCTTTGCATCATCTAGGCTATAAAGGTAGTCATATGACCCCATATATTTTGATAATTTGCTTTCATTTGAAAAAGTGTATGTTCCTAGAAAACGATGAGATTCATCTGCAATCACACCAGCTCGAAAAATATAAGTTTCGTTACTACTACCAAGAATATGATTGTTGTCAGCACTTAGGCCAAGACCAACACTGTATTCTAAATCTGAAGCCTGAACTTGAGCAGCTGCTGCTGATAACATAATAAGTACGATAGCTGTTTTTTTCATAAATCACCCTTAAATAAAACACTGTTTCTTTCGTTGGGGGCAAGATAACAAATGAAGCTGAACGAATGCTGAATATTTGAAAGCGAAAATGTAAGCATTTATTAATGAAATTATCGTTTAAAAACAGCACTTTAATATCATCATTATAAATTGCGCAATACGCTCATTAATCGTACCGTGATTATTGAGAAAGCCTAACTAACACCGTTTCCGTTATTAATCCTTCACCTTGATAAACGTGTACTTCTTAATGTTCGGTGCAATATCAGCGACAGGAATGTTGGGATAATTACCACTAGGAAACATCTGCTTTAATCCATAATAAAATGGCGGGATCGTTGAACCATCACATTGGTGATAACGTCCACCAGCAGGCACACCTACCTGCTGCCCATCTTCGATAACAACCTCAATCAGGCATCCAACCCAGATACCACCAATTTGAGAGGATTGTGGCGGATTAGCTTGTGTGAAAAAGTCATAAGTATGGCGGCTATCCCTTCTCCATTTTGGAACCAGTTTACTAACCACCTCCATCTGCATGTCTTGATCACCTAATATGAGCTTGCCGTTACTCACAACGAGGATATAGCTTCGGTTGTATTTAATCCCATGTACACCAAGCTCTAGGTCAGAATCCAGCGCCCCCCCTAGGCTCGCAATACCACCGCCCCCTGATGATGGTTCTATCCACGTTGAAGACCAGCCCCCCGTAAACTCAAGCAATTCATACACGCCATCAACCGTGTGGTACTCAATCAGGCTCCCATTGGTACTATTAAAGCCCTTTTTGATTTCCATTAAGCCAACGTAATTGTTACTCGGTAATGTTGGCGCACCGGTAAACTTACCATTGACGTAATAGAGCCCCGCTTTTTTAGTCTTTGGATCATCGCCAACACTAATAAGCCCACCACCTTCCAACAGCCGTCTTGTCAGTTCATACAACTGAGAGAGTAAAACGAGCGAATCATCTTTTCCATTAACCTCAATACTGGGTGCTTCTTTGGCCGCTAAGTGAAGCGACATATCAGCATCACCCACATTAACAGTTTGATCTCCATCTAATGCATGGACACCAAAGACTTCTTTTATACCAGTACTGGTTCTATATTGAAGTAATGCCCCACCAGACCCAAACCAGGTAAAGGGGCCTGTCATGGTTCCGCCGTTCGGATCTAGAAAGTTCAAAGAGGATAAATCAACCGTCTTGTCATCACCGGTTGAGTAGAACTTCGCCGTGACAGCGTCATAATGTATTTCACTGCCATTCTCGACCGTGGCGTAATCAGTCCCGACTAAATCACCGTCCGTATAGGTAAATTTCAATCCTTTTGGTAACAGTACCCACCAGATGGTTGATAGTACCGGTGTATCTGGATAAGGCTTTTCAACTGTCGGCGTAAACACTCCACCGTCTTGTATTGCCCCAGCAGCGGCAGATTGTGCACTCACGGCAGCTTTTTCCGCTTTATTTTTCGCGACGTCAGTATCTTGCTTCAATGCAATGACAGCTTGACGATCTGCACGCACCGCGACTTTATCTCCGGATACCTGAGAGGCAGCAGCCTGCACATCCACTCCTACTTGCGGAATGTTCATCGCATCAATAGCGGTTTTATCGACTGCCATTTGACGAGCAATATCCGCAGCTTTTTGTGCGTAGTGATACGACGAATACTTGCCAGGCTCTACAGCCACATTTTCAGGGTTTATCGCCCATTTTTTGGCTTTGGGTATTTCAATCGCCAGCGCGGCCAAATCCGGTAGGTTCGTAATCTGTGATGCGTCAGGTGGGTTATCTTCTGTGAAGATCTTTACTGCGGCCTCGGTACCTTTAGCATGCCATAAAAATCCTTCCCCAATTAAAAAGGATTCCTGACTATTCGGTAGACTGGTGTGGTGAGAAATAACCGTTTTAGTGCCATCTGATGTGAGTGACATTTCCCCCGCGCCCCAAGCGTAAGGTTGGTTAATCACTGCTTTCTTTATTCCATAAGACTGAACCGCACTCGATCGCTCACTACCAATCATCATCGCGTTATTAGGTAACGCAATATCACCATTAGGGTCGAGGATACTTAAACGATGAGTCGGTTTGATATTTGAAATATCAGAGACCAGCTCATAGAGATTCGATTTGTCGACGTTCCTGACTTTGATATTGAGCCGGCTATATTCTTGATTGGGTGTGACAATCGTTACCTGGTAAAAGGTCTCGGGAATGGTTTGCAGTTCATTGGGCCATAAGTCGAGTAATGCGATGCCTGCAGCATCGGTATTCTTAACGATAACTTCAGGAATAATGATCCCATTATAAATGACCACATCATTCAATTGCGCCATCACCGTCGCATTTTCGATGGGGGTTCCATCCGCAGTGGTTACTGTCGCCTTCACTTCACACGTTGTAATTGCCATATATCCACACCTATTCGCAAGACGCCTAAACCCTATAAATCAAACGACGCTACCGTTAATCGTACCGTGGTTATTTACAGATACTGTGTGGCCATGTTTATTTATAGCGTAGCCACCTCGCCCACCAGAATTACCACCAGCATGGCCCCACGTACCACCATTGGTCGCTTTTGATGTGCCATAACCCTGCCCTCTACCACCAACAACAACCTTTGATCTCCAAATGGCATTATTTAAAGTGTGAGGTTTAACATTAACTAAATGGCTTGTCCCTTTGTGATACGTCCATCCACTTTTATACCAAGAACTACTGCTTGAAAATGGGCCGGAATAACTCGTGCTATTTGTCTTATAAAATAAACGTGAACCTTTCCACCAAACCTCTATTTGATATCTCTTATTTTGAGTAAATTGTTTAGTGTAAATACCTGTTCTATAGCTTGATGACGCATAGCTTGCAGTGTATTCCTCACCACTTGATGGCTCGCGAGAGGTCGTTGACCCACCACCTCCACCTCCTCCACGAATCGCACCATAGTTATTAATGGTTACATTAGCGTTGGCCACAACAGCATCACCACCCGCTTTACTTGGTGCTCCACTCGCACCTTGAATTTCGCCGTGGTTATCAACCGTCAAGCTGCCTCTTAATCCTGTTCCTATTTCAAGTAACCGCCGTGTGACACCTTTATTAATCACTGCTCTTTTAGGTATATTTGCCGTCCAAAAAGAACCAAATGAGTCTTTTAGCCCTCCGGTCGTAATTGTTATTACCATTTCATTCACGGAGCCATAAAAGTCAGTAATGCTTATGTCACCAGATGTCGGTATTTTGTTATTCTGCGGAATATCAGGAACCCGTCCTGCACCACGATAATACTCAGTTAATGAGTGTGGAGCGTCTCCCCCAAACTCATTAACAATATCTTGGATACTGATCGTTCCTGCAGCCTTAATAGTCATAATGTCTTCTTGGCAGACACATCCTGCTCTGCACTGATATTACCCGCAGCATCAAGTTGCCATATTATGTTTTGGCCATTGAGTATTTGTAACTTTCCTCCACTCTCTCTCATCGTAAACGCACCAAACGTACCTCGCTTATCAAGCTCTCCTTGCAAGCCAGGAATATCTTCAATACCAGAGGGAAGTAGTGATAGTGAGTCGAATATTTTCTCTTCACTGCCATTAGCTAATCGGTTATAAATTTCTAGATGCTTTTTTGTCTTTACCGTTTTAAAGACATGCCTTTTCATTCCAGTCACTAGCCCACCCATTCCTCGATAATCAGCGGTCCATAAACGAGAAATATGCGCTCTAATAGTTTGTAATACCTCAGTTGAATAATTACTGCTTATATCTGGCTTTGATAAATTATTTTGATCAGACATGCTAATAACCTCCAAGTAATATTGATACGGTTCCGCCGATACGAACGTTATGTGTATCCCAAGCCATTACTTTAACCACTGGTGTACTTCCACTATCGTCAATGATGACGTTAGTTCTCGCTATGGCAGGACTGTTCTGAGGGGTAACAATGGCACTTACGATATCGAGCCATTTTTTTGTGGGCGTAAAAATTGTTCCATTCGTATCCGTCGATTTCAAAACGAAGCGACCTGATTCAGTTTTATCTTCGACACGGATATCAACATCAATGGATGTTATGACAATAAGATCATCACGATCTTGGCCTGTAGCAAAAACACTGATTCGGATATAACGTACATTATTTGCCTGAACTTCTATTGCACCTTCTGGTGCAGAGGCCCAACTTGCATTATTACTGCTCCATTCAATTTTTATTTTTGCTGAAACATTACCAATGTGGTGAGATTGAGCAATTCTGACAGAGATTGTTGCGGCAGATAAAGTTTTCCCTAAGTCTTTTGTACTCACAAGAGACGCACTTTCAGTACCTGGTTGAAAATAAATTGGGAAGTGGGCATTAATCTGATCTTGTACCGTACTCCAATGACGAGATTTAAAATGTTGGTCCCATGTTTCCGCTGTATTTAACGGCATCAATAACTCACCATCGATATACTCTGCATTGCTTAACACCGCACCTCTCGATGCGTCATAGTTAAGCGCAATAGCAAAGTTAGCGGGTAATGCAGCAGTTACATCGATGTGCCTTATATTACTGATATTCCCAGCAACATCTTCCACCGACATGAACACTCTAAAATCACCGCCAGAAGTAAATATTATTACGTCTGAACGAGAATCTGCACCTGCTTTTCCATAGAAAGTGGCTGTTGTTATATCACCCGTTATTGAACCGATATTTATCGTATAACTTTTTATTGGCTGGCTTGTTTTTGCGTCTTCCCACGATAATGACAACGCGTTAACTTGCATCGATGAGCGAGATATTTTCACATCTGATGGGGGCGCAACATTCAAATTCACAGATGCTGCGGTTGCACTGGGTAATGATGGATTCCAATGTCGAGCCCAGAACCGATTATTACCTGCAGGTAGCCATTTGCTTAAGAATGTATTTCCCTTTACCTCGGTAATGACCTCGGCAGTTTCAAAGGTTGCACCAAATCTTAGCTCTGTCTTCACATAGTCAGGATCAAGCGAATCATCCCATGAAATGATGACACCATTATTTGAAATATCGGCCTTTAGACCAAAGACATCTGATGCTTTAAAGGCAGCATCTTCAATTGTGAATGAAATAGGGCTTGGCTGAGTTAACCTTCCATCTTTAAGGACAGCAGTAACATTGGCATCATATATTCCCTTAGAGGCATCAAATGATACATCTTGATATTCAGTTCTTATTTCACGCCATGTTCCACCGTCATTATTTTTATATTTAAATAGATATATTTCAGCATTAAGAAGGGCCATCCAGGATGCATTCGCAGTCGGTAACCTTACGTTCTCTCTGGTAAGCCTACGCCCTTCAATAACATTAAGGCCGACAACGTGTTCCGTGACTGTCGAACCAAGATCTACCGTTGTTGATGAGAAACCACGGTGGTATATATAGGGATTAGATTCAGCAAGAAAATAATCGTTTGTATAATCAATGGCAGTAAATTTAAACCCTTCACTTCCCATCGATACAACATCTACGATTTTAACCTTTCGACCAGGGCTCGCCGCTGAGTCATAAAACCACATGTAATCACACGCCGGATATGTGCCGTCACCGGGTAACGGATTCTCTGCTGATGACGGTATGGGGGCTTTAAGAGATACCTTATTACCGTCTACTGCTGAAACCATGTATGTTTCATAGTGCCCATTAGGGTAGCGAATGCCAAGGACTGCTGAGTTTGCTGATGCTGGTTGAGGAACATCAGCATCAAGATAAATAGTAAAGTGATCACCACCATCAATCATTCGGCCTGAATTTGACCAACTGACCATGTCATGGCTTAACAGAACAACATCACCTTTAGATGCCACCAGCCCTTCAATATCAGTTTCCCAATGGGTTCGACGTTTAAAAAATTCCTGTGATGCTGCAAGCAATGAGGCTTCACGTCCCGCTTGGTCTTTATTAGTACAACCAATGAAATCTATTTCAACAGGGTTATCTGGATCGCTAATACCGCCAACTGTCGCTCTTACACTTTCAGCCGCCCAATTACTTTCAGCATTCTTAAAATTTACGATAAATTCATCAGCAAGTTTCCCTGAAACGTAATCAATCGAAAATGTTCCAGACTTGATATTTGACGGACTAAAAACGGCAATATGTGATAAATCGTCGGCATCCCATATGACGCCATATTTACCGGTCTGCCATGTCGTTTGCCCTCGCCCACATCGAGATATAATTTCAGCCACATTTTTAACTGACTGACTTGAATTGATGACAGCATTACACTCCAGATTTTTTCTGTTACACCATGCTGCAAATGCTTTTATCGAATCCATGTCAATTCGGGAATCTGGTAACCCAGCGCCATATTGACGCCTACCAGCCGAATCTTTACTCCCCCTGAACCACCACAATAGCCACCATGCAGGGTTTGATGTGAATTGTTTTACCCATGTTGAACCTGTCCAAACGGGAATAGTCGACTGACAAATAGCATTAAACTGATCGACCTGTCCTGATAGCTGACCACTCGCCTTTATTGATACGCCAACACGCCTTTGACCCGAGTAATCAGCATTATCTTCTTGGAATGCTTTCAGGCTTACCCACGAGAGTCGTCTTGTTTTTTTTGTGCTTTCAACATCAATGGATGTCTTTCTCACTTTGACTAAATACTCACCACTATCATTGATATGAATTCGATGCGTTGTTCTTACCGAACTGATTTTCATGCCAGTTAGGCTTAACGTTAACGTGTCGTATAGTGTTTGAGTTCCATCTGCCGCTATTGTGTAAACCTCGATAGAAACAGCAATTGATTTAGAATCAACACCACCCTCATCAAGCGTATCAAAGGCAATCACCTGAAAATCTAGCTCAAGACCAACCGTATGCCCTTTTGTTGATCGAGAAACCCAGCCATCGCTCTTTTTTATTTCCACACCCTGAATGGTATCGATATTGCCAAATTTTTCCGGTAAAACACCATCTGCACCAGCGGTTTGAATATTGATATTGTTATAATTGCTAACATCTGCAGTACCAATTCTAAAGTCAGTTAATGTCAGATCGGATTGAATACCAAAGTTAAATGCTTGATATAGGTACTGCTCACTATTAATAAATTCGGTATAAAAATTTGAGGCGACATCAGGAAAAACGCGCATTTTACCAATGACAATCATCATTGGCTCAAAAAGACGGATGCTATTTTTTAGGCCGGAAATAACATAACGTTTCTGCTCATTCACCTCTTGAGCATTCCCACCACCTCTTGCTGGCGGTGGTGGTACTAATGAATTGATTACAAGACTAGCGCCAACCAATACAGCAGCGGTAACAAGAGCACTGCCAACGGTACCAACGGCAAACCCACCAGCAGCCGCTAGGGCCGGTGGAAAATAAATAGAAATTGCCACTAATGCAATCATGCCTATAATTTGACCGGCTTTCCCACGAACTGCAGCTCTGACATTGATGACATCGTTATTTTTTATAACGTAATCTTCCCACCCTGAAACAAGCTTTTCATCGTTAATGAATACAACGACAGGGTGGCCATCATAAATTTCAATCCCAGCGCGAGATAAATAAGATGAAAGAGTCTCGCCTTCAATAAATGATAGGTTGTACTCCTTTCTATTATCAGTCAGTAGCGGATTGGGCAGATACGTAAGCATTGCATCTTTTAACTCAGCCATTTGTAGAATCCCTCTACGCCACCATGAGCATCTATCCGCATTCTGCTCATGCGTTCCATCACAACACCCATTCCGGTCAAATTATGTAAGCATTGCCATTGCCCATTGACGAACGTCGCCACACCAATGTGAGATGGCACACCACGGTCATATAAAATAACCGGATGCCCTTCTATTGGCTCATCAACACGAATAGCAAAATCATGCTTCATTGTATTAATTGCAGCCCCTTGCTCCTGATTCTCTATGGGTCTGTCAGCGTGCTCTGGCGAGATGATTTTCAACTTCAACTCATCTCTAGCGACATCAACAGCCAGATCCAAACAGTCATATGTCAGCGGATCAAAGTTCCTACCTATATATTTTTCTGACCAATGCATTAGAACAATCCAGGTGATCTTTCTGGTGTAAATTTAATGGTAACGGCTGGCTTGTTTAGCAAATCAACGTAGCCAAGCGTTGCGGTTATTTTTTTGGGGTCAATGGACACATCCATGATGTCTAGCTCAATCCCCCACTCAACACGCTCTGGGTTGGAGCGTAAAATTTGCATGATCATGCAACTTCCACCTTCAAACCCTCGAGAGTTATCAAGTTCATCGGTTAAGACTCGTCCAACGTTATCTATCGATAGTTGTGCTTGTGGCGTTTTCCCTTCACCCTCGTCAGGTAATGAGATTTCAATAGGAAGTGCGGTATATTGATTACCACCGTGAGTGATATCTTGCGTGTCTGCCACTATCCGTGCGGGTTCATTAAAGCTCTGATGATGAATTTCAATTAAAATTAACATCGGCTCATCAGCAGATGTTGAATTAATATTAACCTTGGCTTTATCCGTATAATAGCGAGGCATTATGTTAGTCCGATCGATTCAATCACTACATTCGCTTCCCAAATATTTCGAGCAACCATGTGCCATGAGAGCTTACCCTCTTGGAATCTTGCCGTAAGCGTACCTGAGCTACGAATAGGGTCTTTATAGGTAAACCAACAGGCACCTTTAATATCGTTGATATACCAATGATCAAACTTAACTTTGTCATCAAACGTAGTGGCGACGACCTTTGCTCGTCTGGTCATGATTGGCATTGAAAACTTAGGCCGTTGTTTGGGTATTCCACCTTCCATTTCTGTTCGATCAATACCAAGGTCAAGATCCTCTCCATAATCCATTGCTAGCTTTATTCCATCAGGAAAAATTGGAAGTGCCACTATCTACCTCCTAATGCGCCTTTTAACTGACCACCACGATGAATATCTTCTAAAATGACATTCACCACCATTCGCTTAAGCGTGTTGTCATATTTGGGCTGAGACTGCCTAGCCGTTACTTCATTGCTCGTCTGATTAATAACATTAACCTCAACACTGCTCATGCCATCGCCACCACTAGATGAATTACGTACACCCAATCTTCCCTGTGCATCGCGGGTTAATGGCATAACCGCTTCTGGACCCGCTTCACCCATTAACCCAGCACCTTTGGCCATCGGGAAAAATGTTGGTTTCGTAACGACACCGCCATTAGCAAACTTCTGAATACCACCGTCAAAAACCCCACCGTTAGCAAATAACCCAACAGCAGAACTAGCAAGAGGGCCCGTAATATTTTTTTGGATTGCTATCCGAATAAGATCACTAATAATGCTTGAGGCTAGGCTCTTAAAGTCCGCTTTTCCCGTCACGACAAAATCTGTGAGTGCATCAGTGGCACCAGACATAGCGTTTTGAATGGCTGTTCGCGCTTTCGAACTGGCTTTCTCAGCACTTAGTGCAAAATCAGCAAATCCAGTTTTATAACCAGCAAACATATCCGTCTGATCTATTTTTAAGTTCGCTAGTTCTGTTTGCGTTTTATTTTGTTCGTTTTTTGCATTCGCTAATAACTCGTTAAGTTTTAACTCCAGATCAATAGTGCTGTCTCCATGCGCTCTTCTGGCATCAATTTCTGCATTTAATTCTTTTTCTAATTTTTTGTTATATATACCTGTTATATCAATACGATCTGCTAATGCTCTTTTTTGAACATTAGTAAAATAAGCCTCTGAACGGGTACCTTTAGATTGAAGGGACGTTTGATTAGATATGAAATCATTCAAATCACTAATTGATTTGTTATATATTATTTTTGCAGCACTTCGGGCTCGTTTAATGCTATCAATACTTTTCTTGTAAGCCTTCTCAATAGCTTCGGTCCGGAATTTATCCGGCTTATTGTTCAATTTTTTATTGAGGATGCTTATCTGCTCGCTAAGGTCTTTGGCCTTGGCTTTTAGGTTAGCAATTGATTCAGCCTGTCCATCGAACGGCTTCATCTCTTCAATCAGTTTCAGATTTCCTTCAGTCACTTTAAGCTCACTCTGAAGCTCAAGTAATGCATTAGATGGTCGGCCAAGGTTCTTTAAACCATCCCATAGGTTGGTGAAAACTGTCCCTACACTACTGGCCGCACGTTCAAGAAAACCCAAATCTTCTACCGCCTTTTTTGAAGCGTTACTGATTTCCTCGGTATACACTTTTTGAGCCAATGACGCAGCAGCAGCCTTGTCACCCATCGATGTAAAGGTGACGAGTTGTTTGTAGGTGGTCTTATCAAGAAAATTGAACTGCTTGTTTAATGCCAGAGCCGCTTTTAATGGTTTATCAGACAGAGAAGAGATGCCCTTGGCGTACTCATCCAGCGTCGATATTCCCGCTTTCTGGGCCTTAATCCCCATAGCTATCACTTCACCAGTCACAGCCGATGCCTTTACATTCGCCCTCTCAAACACTGTAATGGCTTGTGCAGCTGCTCCTCGTGTTACACCTGCAAACTCACTCGCTGCGAGTGTTGCGTCTATCATTCCTTCCTTTGTATAACCCAGGGCTTCACCTGTTTTGTACATCTGTACTGTGGCTTCATGTAATTCACTCTGACCTTTATAAAACGCATAAAACAAACCACCCGCAATAGCGGCAGTAACCGTTATAGGGTTAATCATCGCGCCAATAGCTTTTGTCACCCCTCGGATAGCGGGTTTAATGCCCCCGAACATATCTTTGATCTGTCCACCTTGCTGGAAGAGCACTTGCAACGGCCTTTGGCCCCCCTGAAGTGACACAAAAATGTCCGTAAATTGTGCTGGCAGCCCCTGCATAGCGAATCTCATTTGCTTAGCTGAACGACCGGCTTTTACTTCAGCGTCTGATAGGCCGTTAAAGCCAACAGCGTTTTTCTTAATTTGGTTATTGGTATGTGACAGAGTATTGCCAAGCTTGCTATTGGCTTTCTCTGTTCTATAAATCTGATTGGTGATGCCGTCATATTTACCTTGGAGATCTTCAGGTAAGACAGAGATACCTTTAAGGATCTCTTTGGTACGTTGGTACTGTGATGACAATTTTGGCGTATCGAGGGTTAATGCTTTATTGAGGTTAGCGGTGCCTAAACCTTTTAAGCGACGTTCGAGCTTTTTAACCTGCTCGCCAGTTAAATTCACTTCACGCTGAGCAGTTTGCCCAAATTCTTTAAATTCAGACTTTATATTCTCTAGCGTTTTATCAAGGCTAGATGCATCGCCAGTAATGGGGATATTTAAAGAATCAGACATCATTAATCCTCGTTAATATTTTCCAATGCGCTCTTTTCAATCACTTGCAGGCTAGAGAAAACATCCCGTTTAACGTCTACGCCCCAGCCCTCGATATCCATCCATGAAAAAATGACGTTATAATCAAGTCCGATAACCCCATTTTGTCCACATCGCCATTGCGTCGACATTCGGCTGAATAGTTGAACAGCAGGCCAATTTTCAGGCCATACCTCTTTACCATCATCACCTTGCTCAAAATCATCCAATGACATACCCAGCATTTTTAAAGCTGCATCAATATTTTTCCCTACCAATACCGATGCAGCCTTTGTTAGTTTCCCAGTCGGCGCTCAAGCAACGTACTGCGATGCTCATCAACAATCGCAGTGAATGCATCTGGATACTCATCACACAACTTAACGATATTCGCTTTAGTGAATTCAGCATCGATGTCCCATCCCACTAAAATTTGTTGCAAGACTTTGGCGTATTGATCAAATGTTTTCTTAACAACAGCTTCATTGGTTTCAGCCAACGTGGTTGTTTTCGTGTCATTATCCCCCCAGCCATCTGATAGTTTTGCATACTCCAAGCTAGTGAAATATTTGAACGTGAGTGGCAGTTCTTGGCTTGAACCGCTAGCATCAATCAGCTCAACCTTCCCCTCTAATGAATCGGGTGTTTTACCTAGTACTAATAAAGACATCTCTTTCCCCTAAGCTTTTGTATAACGAGTTGGACGAACAATAAGGCTAATGGTGACGCCGATGGCCATTACCTGATCTTTAGTCATGCTGGGTGTTTCATTCACCGAGATATAGGCGTGGTAATAGAGTGCGGCGCCATTCGGTAACGTCGCTCGGACAACCTGAGTCTCTTTTCCATCAGCCGCTTTTTTTAACGCTATATAACCAGGCAAGGTATCGTCATCAGCAATGCTCAAGGTCAGAACAACAGGTGATGTTCGCGTTGGGATCTGTGTTTCAAAGTCATTTTCAAGGAACGAATAAGTGGCGAACTGCTGATCACCACCCGACGTCTCGGATGAGATAACCTGCGTAACCTGCTGCCACTCAGATACTTTTATCAACTTCCCAGCACTCATACCGCTAGGGAATTGAGTCGTATCTGAGGTATCAATGCCCAACAGTTTTAATGTCGCCCCCACCTTTGCAACCCGCTCATTGATATTGCTCCACCCACTTTGAACAATAACAATGTCGTTGGTCGCTATCGTGCTTCCGGCGACGGTTGCAACAGCATCCGTTGCATTAGTCAGAGCAGACATGACTGCAGGTGCAGCCTTCGTTTTAGCAATCGCAAACACGACGCCATTTGGTAGTGAAACGGCCATGAAGCCTCCTCAATTGGTGGTAAACCACACGTTGAAATCTTGAGCTAAGATGTAAAACCCATCAGGGTTTTCATCTGCTATCGTTACGGGTTCGGTGCGTGGTGATGATAAAAATACATCGGTACCCACCATGGCTTTCTCGATCTCTTTCATTGTTGTTGCGGCTTTTATTGCCGTCGTTTCAAAGAATGTGACCCTTACGATCGCGTGCGACTTATCAGCTGCAGTGTTATCCATAAAGTAAATAGGAGTACCACCGAGCCTTTCCCAAATCGCGACCGGTGCGTGGATCGCAAACGGACCTTTTACGGGGAAGCATTGATGCACCACCGGTGACACAACGGCATACATCTTTTCTTCAAGCGTCATGTTGCCGCCTTGCATTCAGTACCTTAAAAAACCGCTCTTCAAAATTCAGTCGAGCCTGCGTTTGGCCTTTATGGACCGCAGGGAAAAAGAACGGAACGGATTTTCTTTTGTATTCCGCTACCGTCACCTTGGTATTCGTTTTCCACTCGCCCGTCTTTCTATCCAGATACACCGGGTGATGCCTCACCTGGCCATACTCGATAAAGTTAAGAAAGTTAGCATTCGACGTTCCCTGTACGGCATTTTCTGATACCGTTTTGTTCCACTGGGGCATCACGTTATACACAGCGAAACCCACCTCATTAACAGAAAAACTACTGCGCCCTGAAATGATGAAATCACTGCGACCAAACCGTTTCTTTCCTTCAGCATCGAGCGACGCTTTAATCGTTTGAGCAGCCTCTTTCGTACCGGAGAACACAGCATCAACAACGTCTTCTTTGAGGCTGTCGACATAAGCATCAATGCGACTCACATCCACATGCATTTTCATGAACGTTTCTCAATCAAGAGGTCCATAAATTCCATCGTTTCTTCATCAGGTAATACGTTGGTAATGGCATAGGTCATCCCTCTATAAATAAGACGCATGTCCTCATCGATGTCCTCTCTATACCGAATACGTACGCTGCCACGCCGCACAGCCGTGTCGATACCATTTCTCATGGCCTCTATTCCACGCTCAAAACGCACATTGGCCCAGACAGAACAGAGCTCTGCATACTCTGTAATCGGCTGGCCAGCAGCATCAACATGCGATCGGTCTGTACCTTCAATCGTAATTCGATGGTTCATTCGCCCAACGTCCATTACACCCCCTTAGAGTAATCAATGTACTTATCAAGCAGGTGCTCGGAAAAAGGGCTCATCGTTAATGGCTTCTCGGTTGCCAGCCGACGCTGGGCATACATTTCCAGCGTGGCCAGCTTGACCCATGAAACCAATGGCGCCGGTAAATAGCCATACTCAGTCCTCACCTCAGTAAAAGACCGAAACAGACGCCCTTCACACAGTGCAATGGCAGCAGCCGTTAATGACTCGATATATAAATCTTCATGGTCATGATCCACGCGCAGGTGCAATTTCATGTCTTTCAAACTGATGGGTGAGGTCGCTGAATCCAACACAGTGTTTACTCCAACACGTCTTGTTCTAAATTAACGGCATCTTCCTGACCCGTTGCTTTAAGCTCATGGTCAATCGCGGCTTTTGCTGTATCAACAAAGCCCAGTTCCTCTAACTCATTAATCGTTTTCTCAGGGCCGGTGATAACAATGCCTGGGCCAATATCAAATACACGCAGGCGTTTAAGTACGAGTGCTTTTTTGTTAGCCATTGGGATACTCCATAACAGTTAAGTGGCTGAGTTTTGGTAGTACTTCACAGCCCCACCCACATCGATTAATGCACCATCAGCACGTTGATAACCAATAAAGCCTGTTTGTGCTTTTTCGGTGTACTTACTATCAGTCATGCGGAACAAGCGAAGATCCATCACTAAACGGATACGGTATTTATTCAGCGCACCAAACAGAATGGATTTAGCGTCTGCAGCCATTTCTGCCATGTGTTGATTGACGGTGATCGGGCGATTCAAAATACGGTCAGGCGCACCACCAGGGTTCCCCGTTTCATAGCCAGGTACGAAGATAGGACGGTCATTTTTGTCTTTGATAACACGCAGAGCTTCAAGGGTCGTATCATGGAACATATAACCGACACCCGGTGAATTGCGGTAAGCGGGATCCACACTGTGTTCAAGAGATACAAGATCTTCATAGGTAACAAGTGCGGTTTGACCCGTTTTCCCCTTCTTACCCAGTGCTGCCCCAGTAACAATACCTGCAGGCTGATTTGTACCGGTTCCCACCGTGAAGTGACGATTGGTGATACGACCTATACGCATACCCAGTAAATCTTGGATATAACCGTCAATATCAAAAAAACTGTCTTGCAGCAGTTCCCAAGGAATGGCAATGGACTTTGATGAGTACATATATGAGCCGATAGATTTATTGCCAAAGGTGGTATCTTTGGTACCGGCAGGTGCATTTTGACCAACAATTTCACCTTCCTCTGACGTCGCATCGGTTGTCGGGAAATTGATCGTGTTACCCGTAGCTGTACGCATCACCGTCGATACGCTATACATACCGCCATACGCTTTCATCGCTTGTTCAACCTGACGGATCCATTCCGGTGCGGTGGTATATCCCCCTTCAGTAGGTACCGTGGTGCTCATGGCATTATTGATATCCGAAGGGCTACGCGCCGTCATTAACTGATACTGCTCAGGTGTCAGGGCACTGATCCCACCCAGCATGTAAGCACGCATCGCGGCTGCCACATCTGACTGTTTATTGGGTTCTTTGGTATGTTTGTCACGCAAGGTGTTATTCACACCGCCGTCATCGACATCGTTTTCCAACGCTAAATCAGCAACCTGCTGTTCACGGCGAATATCCCCATCAATCGCTTGGATGTCAGCCAAAATGCTATCCAGCTTTTGCCCATCTTCCGCACTCATGCGTTTGTCTGCAGGGTATTTATCATTTAGTGCATTAGCTTCTTTCGCTAATTTGTCGCGCGACTCGCGCAATGCTTTCAGCTTGGACATAAAGCCCTCCTAGTTAATTAACTGCGAGTGCGCAGCGGGTTAAAACGTTCAATCGTTGCATTTGTCTGTCACGATGCTCATCTGTGACATATTTCTGAATCTCAGGCCGATTAACTGCATTTAGGAAGGCATTACAATTCCAATTCGGACGTATTGCGTTATTGGTGTTACCTTCATTTTTCGGTGCTGGCTCTGCGTCATAAACCGTATCGGCAATCCCTGCCGCTACCGCTTCATCAGCCGTAAACCACGTTTCATTTCTCATATAATCGGAAAAGGTTTTTTCATCCCCGCCCGCACGTTTTGCATAGGTCTTAGCCAATGTGCCATCGAGTTTTTCTAGTAATGCGGCTTCAGCCAATAGATCGTCGGCATTTCCCCATGAGACTGTCCATGCCTTGTGGATCATCATCATCGCGCCTTCACCAATAATGATTTCGTCACCGGCCATCGCAAGGAACGACGCTGCAGAAGCTGCCAATCCATCAATGTGTACCGTCACGGTCGCTTTGTGCTCACGCAATGCCTGCTCCATCGTTCGAGCGGCAAAAACCGAACCGCCTGGTGAGTTAATTCGAAGGTGAATATTTTTGGCCTCGATTCCACGCACAGCATTCACGAACGTCTCGGGATCAACGCCACCCCACCACTCAGCCTCGTCTTTGTCTGAAACAATGGCGTCATAAAGAAAGATTTCAGCGTCATCACTGCCCTCTGCACTTTCAATGGCAAACTTACGATCGGCCACATGACGATTTTCAAAGAGCATCTGAAAATATGTATTTTTAGGCATCGGCATTAGACTGCTCTCCATTGTTTGCCTCAGTAATTTCCGGCTTAAAGAGTTCATCCCCATCGGCAGCCGGTGCCATGTTTTCACGCTTTCTCACTTCATTAACGCTTATCCAACCAGGTTCGCCTGCTCGCCCCAATGCACTGCGATAAGCATCAAAGCGGGACTTCATATCACCCCGCTCAAGTTGTGAGGTATTGTGATCGAGAAACCGTTTACTTCTGGCTGGCCATAACTTGTAATTGAATTCCTGCTCAATCTGGGTGAGGTGACTGAGCAAGGTATAGCGAACAAACGTAGAGCCCATGGACTCGAGTCCCGACTGCCAGGATGTCGACTTGTTCGTATGGCCAACCATGAAAGGAAACACACCAAAAATTCGGCAAATTTCCTCTATCGTAAAAAGCCGCGAAGCCAGTATCTCTGCATCACGTGGGTTAATAGTGAGCTGAGCGGGTTTCAAACCACCCGACAATACCAAGGGCATTCGTGAATTCTTTTCTCTGGCTATCACCGTGTCTTTAACGTCTTTCAATTGGGTGCGCGACATCTTGGCATCAGTACTCAGGGCATAATCAAACGTTGCCCCTTCATCAAAGAATTTCCCTGACCATTTCTGACCCGCAATGGCTGTACCTATTGCTTCAGATGCCGCATAAGTGATTGGACTTGGGCTTCTCAGTCCGTCATAACCCAGCGAAGTCAGCTGAATAACATCAGCCTGATCCAACACTTCTTGCTCACCATTCTCCCGAGTGACGCGGTAATATTTGATACCCGTTAATCGATCTCTGAACGGGTCAACTTTGTCAGGATGTAATGGTTCCCAACCAATCACTTTTGAGCTTCGGTAACTGGCTCGAATAAGCTCTGCGAAACCATCACCATGGGTAAATTTTGATGTGATCAAAAACTGCCAGGCATCTGAGCTGGTCATGTCGATATTCGCGCGGCAGTTAAACAGCCAGTTGTAGTCGTGATCGATAGGTTGATGCGCATCCCCATTTCTTTCGTGCACATTAAAAGGCAGTACTTTAATGCTGCTACCAATGAGTTCGATACAGCGGTAAACCGTCGTTACCTTTAAGGCCGTCGTCTCAGTCACTGGCTCACCGGACGCTGTCACACCGACGCCTAACATATCGACCAGCTCGTTAATGCTCATCGCTTGAGGATCAAGTGACGTTTCCGCTTCAGGGCTCTTGTCGATCACCTCTTTAGCCGGCGCACCAAAAAAGAATCGGGCTATCTTCCCCATCTACACGTCCTCCAAGTTGTACACTTGTGGCGTGGTTACACCTTCAGGGTTTTGCGCCATAATCGATGCGGCATCAAATAACGCCATGAGTGGGTCAATTTTTGCGGGGCCAGATTCTTGCTTGGTGATCATGACAGCATTACCAACAGGTCTTGTTCGGGCGTTCCCGACACACCACTTCATCATCATCGAGCCATCATGCTCGGCACTTTTGTCGGCCAGGCGTCGCTCAACAGTCTTAATCGCACTCATCATCTTCCAGCCCTGGGAGATACCGATGATTTTATCTTCATCAATTTGTGCATCGATAAGGGCTTCCACTAGCGATGCCAAGCCATGTTGGTCAATCCCTATTTGAACAAGCAGACCGCTATCATCCACTTCACTAACCGTTGCAACGATGTCATCCATGTCATCGCCAATTTCTTTGACCAGTGTTAAATCCCCATCCTTCTCAAATCCCTTGAAGCGTGGCGCTTGTGCTTTACGTCGCTTCAGGACAATGGGATGCGCCCAGGCATGCGTCCAAAACATCCATCGTTGTGTTTCGGCATGGCGTCCAATCACGGCCAAACCATATAAGTCATCCAAACCGCCACCATCAATGCCAATTGAAATGGCATCTGACTCCTCAAGAATGCGTGCGAGTGTCACGTCCGTTGCACAGTCAGACCAAAAATCAGCCCCAACCCATCGGTCATTACGCAGGTTCATGTCGATTTCAATATTGAGGTGTTTAGCCAGGAAGCCGATGAGGCTTTCATCCCCATCTTCCTGGGCTTTTGCCAACTCACGAATTAGAAAGCTTTCAGAAACACTGAGTCCCATATTCGGGTTCGTTAACTTGAAATACTTCTGCTCGAGATAAGATTTATCCTTAATCATGCTTTGGGGAAATTCGTAAAGCACAGGGAGGAAATAAGGATCATTCGTTTTACCGTCACGCACTTTCCGCGCGTACTCTAGCTTGGTTCTAAACACACCAGCCGGTGGTTTATCTGATTGTGTGGTGAGATAAATCACGAACCCTTCAGGGCGTGATGCCAAACCACCGGTTGCTTCACGCAGCATGTTTTCAGCATTAGGCTTTGAACCAAATAACCAAAGCTCGTCCACCAGCACGACGGAAGCTTTCTTACCTGACACAGAATCTGATTCAGCCGCCACCACCTTGAGAGTCGAGCCGGTTTCAATATCCGTAATCGTTCTGACGTGATCTTGTACTTTAAGAATGCGCTCAAGTTCAGGGTCCGCTTTTATCATGTCCCGAGCAGGTTGATAGGAGTTGTTGGCCACCTCGATAGTCGGCGCCAAAATCAAAAACTCGGCAGACGCCCGCGTATTAAGAATCAACAGAGTCAGCATGATGCCGGCTGCAGTCGATGATTTAGAATTCTTCTTGGAGATAAGCAGCAAGATCTCTTTGATGATCTGCTCTTCTGCTTCAATGTCATAAGAGCCAAAGATGGCATCACAGAACTGGCGTAACCATGGCAGGTGAGACTCACCAATCGTTGGCTGCCTCAGGGCATCAACAACCTTCAATTCCTTCAAAATTTCCCAAGCTTCATCAGCAAGGGACTGGTTATACGTATCAAAGGGAATAATGCTTTCACCTGCAAGGATCCTTTTTTCCCAATCCAGGTTGGCTGTAGACTGCAGTGGCATCATCACTTAACACTCCGTAATCCAGACTTTCTGAACTTGCCCGTTTTACCGGCTCTCGCCGCATCTTCTTTCTCAAATTCTTTCTTGGTTTTGGTCTTTTTCGACGGTGGCCGTTGATCAACCTCATCATAAAAAGGCATGGTCTTCAGGAACGTGGTCATGACCGGTGCCCCTTTACCAATGGCGAATAAATGCATTATTTTTGCGTCGAAAGTGAGCTTACAATTCACCTTTGTGAGCCCAATTGCAGTCATATCTTTCACCTTTACACCTAGCCAGTTGGCTATCTTTGCCGAGGTATAACCCGCCACAAAAAGGTATTCGGCGCGAAGATAATCTGTTTCAGAAACAGCAACTTCACCGATCATAATGACTTTTACTTCTGGCTCATCGCCGTCATTATTTTCGTGAGCCTTGCCATTTTTATCGTGATTATTCATACGACCCCCATTACCTGTGCTTTTTTTTCTCTACGTGAGAGCAAGGTGAGGTTACCGACCCAACCCGTACCACTATGACCGCCCCCCCTTGCCTATCCACACGCATTGTGCAGGGTTACCTAGAGACAAAAGCTATACAGTCGAGCATGGCGTCACTGACTTATTGCATCTCTCAGTCGCGTTTATGGTCACGATTACGCAAGGTGTTTTCGGTTGTCGTTTTGAATTGGTGACAAAGAAAACATAACGGTTGTAAGTTTAACTTCTCATCAGTACCACCCAAGTGCAGTGGGATAATGTGGTCAACCTCCACTGCTTGCTGTGTGATCCCTGCAGATAGGCATAACCTGCACAGTGGTTCATCCGTTAATACCGCCTTACGTATCCGTTGCCATTTACCACCATAAGTACGGGCTGTCGCTGAACGGTTCCCATTCTTTCGTGTGACTGATGGATCTAGCGTCTTCGTGATCCTCGGCTTAAGCGCTTTCATTATTACCCCTTAGTTGCATTAATCGCAATCACTACCTTATCAGATGTATAAAATGCAACACTGAGAAACAAAAAAACCCAGCGTTTAGCTGGGCAAGTGGTCAACGTGAGAGTTAATACATGAGATTTATCATTCATAGCAATGGTTCACATCACACAAATGCACACCGTTTCTTTGTAACTTTATTCAACATACCACTTTTAACAGAAAAGATTTTTTATTGGACTATTTAACAATCTAAAAAATCATTCAACAACTGTTGTTCTCTATAAGTACCAAGTAGTAACAAGCGAGATCGAGATAATGGTGAAGCGTATTTAACGTTTAACGAAATTATTGAAGTTGTACGTTCTAACTAATATAAAATAATATACATTGAAGAAATAATTCAGGCAGGACCCTCGTGTCTATGATGCAAATGATGTAATTATTCGTCACTCGTTACCTTCGCGGAAGGTTTTATCATAATTTTCATCTGGACTAGAGTTATAAAACACTTTATATGAAAACTTGATGAAACCAGTTTTTACAAATAGAAACTGTTGAACGTATGCGACAACAGCTTCTTCAGACATGGCTAAATAAATGCGCAATATTTTAACTCGTCCAGCAGCCCAAAAGATCATTTAATATTTACAACATACAGATAAAAAACTATTTTATTGTAATCTTCGGCCCGATGTAACATATAGCCATAGTTTTAGAATCTGCGCTAATAGGAAACTCAAAATGAATACGGTAATATCTGCTTGAAATCTTTGCATGCCAAGGACAAAATATCTTATTTTTTTTATTCCTAGGATCTTTGAAAGTCATTTCATCTTTAAATTTACCCTTGTTAGTTTTTGATTCATCTGTTATTTTCGCTCCATCACCTAAAAAATATTCCTTTAAAATATCATGACCTTCTTTTGTATATTCGCCATTGTCATTTCGACTATCCACAAGATCATTTAATATTTTCATTATGTTAATAACCTGAGAACAAATAACCAAGCTAAATGGATGAGGACTTAAAAAATTTATAATATCATCACTAATAGATAAACTAGGGTATATTTCATTTATCGTGTCAATCATACACTGCCAAGATTTTGGCATACCTCTCTTAGACTCAATATCTAAAACAAGATTATCAACATCCCAAAAATTATCAATTTGATAAGCAATAACTTCAAGCTCATTTGTAATCTGATTAACAATCAAACGAGTTGTATTACATGGCCAATCAGGAGTTTCCAAACTATATAATGCAGAGTAATTGCCTAATATTTTCTGTCTAACAGCTTCTCCTGCACCTAGATTAGTCACAACTTTATCAAACAGTTCAAAGTCATCATTTTCAATATTTTGACGTATATCATCTAAGAAAGGACCTTTTTTATCAATCCATTCAAGCACTAATTTTTTAAGCACAGGATCACGTTGAGCATTAACAACATCTCGAACAGTTAAGTCATCAACTACTTTTAAAGATGGTAACAACCTAGAACAATAAAGTTTATCTTTAACTGCAGCATTTTGACTTCTTAATTTTAATAGACCCTTTAGGTGATACAAAAAAGAATCTTGATTATCAAATTGTCCCGTAAATGATAACTCATTTATAAACCATGCCATTTATATTACCATCCAACTAATTCTGACATATCTTTCTCTGCTTGATCAAAAAAACCTTCTGGCCATTCACTTAAGTTGCCATTTTCATCTACAAACGGAGATATTATATCTGAGTGTGTAGAGTTAAAAAAATGTATACTTATTTCTTTTCGATCAATCAATGTTCGATACACTGCTAACCGAATGCCATTGAGCATATGATCACTATGTGTTTCTATTATAATTTGAACTCCAGCACTACTCATAATAGATAAAAATTCACCCATTTTTGATTGTCCTTGAGGATGCAAATGGGCTTCAGGGCTATCAATAATGATTATATCTCCAGGTTTAGCTAATAGCGCTGAAACTACTATAGGAAAAGCATAAGATAATCCATAACCAATATTACTCGGGGTTCTCCACTCACTAACTTTATTATTTCTAAACATAAGTTTAACAAAATTAGTATTATCTATGGATAATGTGTCAGCCTCTGCATTAGGGAAAATATCACCAAACCAAGCATTAAATTGACGTCTAAAATTAGAAGCCACTTCATCAGGGTGCATTTTATCTTGATGCACCATATCATCTTTGAATACTTCAAAAAGCCAAGGAGCAAATTCTCCTTTAGTACCTACATGATGGCTAGTACTACTGTCTGAAATTGGATACAAACTATCTAACTCTAGTCGTGATATTCCCAAATAATCAATATTAGAAATTGACTTATATAATAAATTAGGAGAGTCTAATTGTGATAACTTTGAAAATAGTTGAGAAGTACTAAAAAAATCCTCTTTATTATCGCCAGTCTCAACAGTCAGGCTTTTTATATCAATAGTACGATCTGAATTTCTATTATCTAAGCCTAGTGCCAATTTTATACAGGCTGACTCATCCTCAACATCTATTCTTATGATATTTGTATCAGAATCCTCATTTAGAACATCACCAGGAGTCCCTAAACGGATCGATTTTCCATTTAGAGTCACTTTACCATCAGGTCTATTTTCTCTGAAATTTTGAGAAAGTAATAACAAAGACTGTAAAGTCGATGTTTTTCCTGATGCATTAAAACCTGTCAATGCTGTCAAGTTTGAAAATGGCAGGCTTAATTTTTTGAAACATTTAAAATTTTCTAGTTCTAATCTTTTAATCATCTAAATTTATCCAAACATTCTAAAATTTTAGAAAATCGTACTATGACTTTTTTTCTACTATTTGTACCTATAGAAATAGAATCGATAAAATCTTCATCAAAAAGAAGACCTTCCAAACTGTTTTTTAATTCTTGTTTATCTATAGCGTTCAAATTAACAGTAGATAAAGCAAAGCTAAAGACATCAAATAATGAAATATTGATTACTGATCGCGCAGTATTATTTCCCGCACCAAATAAAGACTTTCTAAATGCATGCCCAGAAAAAAGTTCATAATTACTTTCCATTGCCAAGATAAACTTATTTTCAAGAATTTCTATATTATCATTACTCATCTCATTTATGGCTTTTAAAGCTCGAGCTAGAAAGTCATCCATATCACCTTTATAAGACCTATACTCAAATAGAGAAAATGCTAAAAATCTATTAATAATTTCTCTATCTCTCATAGTCTTAGTTTCTAAGCTGCCTCCTGTAGCCACTTTAAATATTTTAAGTTCAGATAGTCTCTTGACCAACTGTGTTCCTCTTCCATTATATAGACAATTTCTCATCTGCTGACGAGTTAATGGAGTCCCCCCGTTAACACGGTCAAAAATATCCAATTTAGCTCTTTCTGGTGCTTTTTCATCTAAGATATATAATATCAGCTGCGTATCTTCTATCCTTTCTTGGAGCTTTATAGGTAGTTCACTAAATTTTTTTCCATTTAAACTAAGCCCTTTTAAGGAAAATTCATCATTTAAATATCGAGTAAAAGTGGTTAACCTTTGTAAACCATCAACAACAACAATCTTACCTTCTTGATCCTCTGCAACATAAAATACAGGCAAAGGAATACGCATTAGACAAGACTCTATTAATTTGGACTGCATAATTGGCGTCCATACAAAATCTCGTTGGAAATCTGGGTCCAATTTAAAACGATTATTTTTTATTCGTTCTACTACGTTATTAACAGTTCGTTGTTCTGTTCTTATTAAGACAGTGTTTAACGGGTACTCATCCCCCCAGCCAAAACTATGAGCCATTTCCTCACTTTCAGTTTCATACCCTTCTAATTCATCACCTTCAGATTCAATTAAGCTTAATAAATCATTAGCATTACGAGCTAAATCAAGTCTAAAGCCTCGATACAACGTGTTAACAGCATTAATCAGAGACTGCGTATCTTGTTTATTGTCACCTTTAACATACTGAATAGCATTGTTTCTCGAACTTTGGAGACCAATTACAGGGTACTGGCTAAACTCTCTATAAAATTTAGGGGTAATCTCTAAAAAGTCACTTGAATTCAAACTACTTGGGAAAATACTTAAAATTTCTATCTCAATCGTTGCTTCAGACTGAAAACTAAACCTTCCTGAAATAGATATAACTTTGCCTAATGCTCGAATACCTTTTTTCCAACTAGTAGGTATTCCTTTGCTATTATCAGAACCAAGATATATAAAACAATAAACCACTTCCTTATCATATTTGTCGACAATAGCCTGCTCTACTTGGCAACATTTAAAGATAAGTTTCTTCGGTTTAGATATAGCACCGACGTAAGTATCAAGCATTTTTATGTCAACTACACTGTCTTTACCCAATCTAATAACAACAAAGTTCATATGTAATCCTAATATTATGCTACTTTCTTACGCTGAGCTAAAACGACTAGCGCTTCATAAAGTGGGCCAAATAACTTTCTATTTTGACTCTTTACTCTTCGCAATATCCCTTCTGCTGCATTAGCACTAATGAAATACTTCTCATTAATGTCCAAATTTTTATCAATAACATCAATAAGTTTAGAATGAATAATCTCTTGAGGGTACTCAGTTGCTTTAAAATCAATACAAACATTGTTGAATGCAAGACCGCCAGACATCCATTTCAACTTATGAGATTTATCTTCAGGATCCAAAACAAGGTCAAGTAGTTCTTGCTCTCTAAGGCTTTGTAGTACTGAACCATATTCCTCTTTAATCTTTCCTATCATTTCATTTTCGGAAAAGTAGCTATTATCTACTCGAAGTAACTCACCTTTCAATCGCTTAGCTATCCAGGCGACAACAGGGACAGAAACCGCATTTCCTAATGCATGATATCTATCAGTATCAAAATCGTTAGTAGAATGATTTTCAGTAACAGTCCAATTAGTAGGGAAACCTTGAATGCCTTCACATTCTAACGGTGTCAGTCTCCTTACTGCGTTTGGATATGAAACATAAGTACGACTCCAGTCAGTCCCAGTATGTCGACCAGATGTTGCAGCTAAACAATAAGCTATCTGTGCAACTTTGACATTAGAAGTTTGACACTCACTAACATCAAGAAAAGAACGTCTTAAATTCTTTGGCTTAGTCCCAACATTTTTCTCATACAACGTAGAAAAAGCCTTTAATGGGTCACCTTTAAACGCACAGATGAAAACTCGAGGTCTTGATTGAGGAGCTCCAAAAAAACGACTATTTACTACTCTCCAAGAAACTGCATAACCAATACTCGTCAACTTCTCAAGAATAACCCTAAAATCTTGGCCGTTATGTGAACTTAATAATCCAACTACATTTTCAATTATTAAAACTTGAGGTCTATGGGCATCAATCAAATCAAAAAAAGGATAGAAAAGACCTGAATTACGGCCACGTAATCCATCCCGCCCCTTTGAACCTCTAGCAACGGATACATCCTGACATGGAAAACCTCCACACCATATTTGTGCCTTAGGAATGTCACCTGCATTTAAGCTAGTTATATCGTCACATAAAGGAACATCGGGCCAATGTTTTTTTAGAACTCGTTGGCAGAAGCTATTCACCTCACACTGAAATTTCGGGTTAAACCCTTGTTTCTCTAACGCTAAATCAAATCCACCGATACCAGCAAAAAAAGAATTGAAGTTAAGAGCAGAAACCTTCTGTACCATTCGAACACAACCACAAGTTAAAGAGATAAAAGCGATCTGGAAGTATACTTGGTAATCGAGAGAATAGAAACTCATTGACTATAATGTCCCCAATCCTTAACACCAACTCCCCCTAGAAACCAGTGTTGTCCCTGCTTACAAGATTTCATCAATACATAATCGCCAATAGTTAAAGATCAGAATCTGTAAAGAAAAATTAAAGAATCACCACCTTTCTGGTTATAATTCAAACCTAGATTTAGTACATCTTATTTATTCTGTCATGCTCAAGGAATAATTAGCTAAATTCCACTAATAAAATAAAAAATGATAATTATAAAAGCAAATTTTGATGAAATTTATCCTCACTTTCCCCTACCGAATACCTCCACAATCAGCGGCTTTAAATTGGTTATCGTTCTCTCTCCAAATAAGAAGCCAAGAACCAACAAATTAATAACGATTAAAGCTGATTGCTGTTGTTCAGTGTATGTAGGAGCCTTCGTGAACCATTCAAAATCAATGTACATAACAAAAAATCCCCACATAGGACGCTGAAGACCACGTAGAAAAAGGACTATCCGCCCAACGATTGGCAATTGCTTTAAATCACTTGCCGTTCCCTCTTGCTCAGCGATACGTTGGTTAAGCGTTTTCTCAGCATCCGCAGCAGCTTCAAGAATGGCTATCTGCTTCTTAAATTCCATTTCATCAATTTTTCGCTGTAACTCTGCTTTCTTTTCAGGGGACATATCCGGTGGGAAGTAATCTGTTATCAGCTCTTTTACTGAACCAAATAATGAACCGCCAACAACATCCGTGATTTTTGTTAAGAGGCTCATATCTCATCTCCCAAAAAGCTTTTGATTCCTAAAGCGTATGCTGTAGCTAGGTCATCAAACCTTTCTTGTGCTAGCTCAAGCGAACTATCGCTATCAATGAAGAACGGCTCAACAATCACACATGGCATTAAGGTTTTCTGAAGGAGTAAGCCCCCACGGTCACCAGCTTTGCCTTTATAAGATGCTACGCAAGGTTTGAGACCACGATCTTTTAAGCCAAGGCATTGAACTACTTCTTTCTGTATTGCTGAGGCAAGAAGAATGCCTTTCACACTATCTTTATAGTAAAGCGTCTCTGAGCCATTCGATTTATCATTAAAGGCATTACAGTGGAAGGATACCGCGATGTCTGCACCCGTTTGATTCACCTTCTTGGGCAGTTTTGAATAAGAACAATCACGATAAATAATAATCGGATCGAATTCATACAGCATCAGCTTTTCAGCAACACAATGAGCAAGCGGCCCATTAAATTGAAATTCATTGATACCGTGAGTTCTATTTGCTGCTCCGCCACTTTTCGCTGAGTGGCCAATAATTAAAGCAATAGCCTTCATTACATGCTCCAAAGTTCATGAGATTAATTCATGCCCTAGCTTTATGGTTTAGAGGCATGGTTATAGAGCCATTCGGCCTTCTCCCTGGATACAGCGGTATCAATTTCAATCTTATGCAGTGTTGTTGCGATGTCTTTAGTGTTTAACTCAAGCTGGTGGATGTGCTCAGCATTAACTTTAATCTGACGGCTGTTCTCTCCATCATGAAATGATGAATATGACACGCTACCAAGAAGTGCTACACCAGCGCTGATGGCCCCGACTAAAACGGTTACTCCTGCATGAATAGTCATGATCTACCCCTGTATGTATACACAGTAAAAATAACAGCAAAGATAAATCACTACAAGAAGGTGACTGTGGTTTTGTGGAAAGCTTTTAATCATTTTTGAAAATTAGGCGGGCATTAATCAAAGGAGAAAGCTCACCTATAATTAGCGGAATTAGACTTGATTACTTAATGCATTGCTCAATAATCTGGGCAATGATAATTTGATTGTTTTTGATGTGGTTAATGTACGTACCAATGGTTTCAACATCGACGTAATCTATAAGCAACCCCTCAAGTACCAATATCTCCAACACTTCTAGCATTGCTACTGATGAACTAAGCATCTCATCAACATTTCTTATGTTATGTTCCGGCATGATGCAGCCTCTCCATAATATTAAACGTTGTTTGATTATGCTTAACAAAACAATTAGAGCCACCAGCACTGATTGTTTTCGTCATATTTAATGACTATGGCGCGCTTTAAAAACGCTTTAGAGTGTATTTGGCTTAAAGCGATCGCGATGACTTTAAACCATATATCGACAGAAGCAAGTTAGGACATTTGATCTAACTTGCGTATCTGGGATTAGACAAATTACTTGAAACCTTAAACGCTTATTATGTTTTCTAACTATTAAACTTTCCTGTTGCATAACTAAATATCAACATCTTACTACCAATTATTGCTATATATTGATAAAATGCGGCAGAACGCCATAAAGTTGGCAATTAAGATAGACAATAACGTATCCAAACTATGAAAGTGATTATTTTATCAGGTGCCGGACTTTCTGTCCCGTCAGGTCTACCTGCGTATGAAGACATTAAAGATACACCTGAATACCAAGCATTCCAAAGTGCTGAACCTAGTGAATTATTGGAGCTTGTAAAAAAAATCGGTCATAAGTATGAACAATTTACACCGAATCGAGCGCACTACGAGTGCATGTATCTCGAAACATACTGTCAATCACTAGGTGTTGAGTTTCAGCATTACACTTTAAATCTAGATGACCTAATTGAGAAAGCTGGAGGGCATGCTGTACATCTTCATGGCTGTGTAAACGAGCCAGACAGCATTGTTCAATGCAAAGATGTTCCTTGCGTAGACCTTTTCAATCTTGAGTGGGAAGCTAACGACCTCTTAATCGTACTTGGTGTTAGCAACAGTGGATTTCCTCTAGCTGCAATAGAGGCAAATGCTCTAGCGTCTGGAGCTAAATTCTTAAACTACAACATTATTTCGAATAGTGAAACTAGCACCCAAACTTCAATCGGTGATGTTTCAGAAACATTCAAGTTCTTAGATCATCGGAACTTACCACCTATCGAGTTAACAGAAGTTGATTTAGGCTTTACCGTCTATCAAATAGAATGCAATATCATGGGTAACGAGTATACTGTTTATCTAACTCCGTCGACTGAAGGTGACTTTAGTGATGGTAGGCTTGAAGATACAGAAGCTCGGATAGGAATGAAGCTCAACGATAATTGTTTTGAGATCAAGTTTGACTTAAAGTTGAACATCGACAATGATACACTCTTTGAGCAACCAGAAACATCGATCACTAGACGACAATTGAACCTTTTAGGACGAGTCATCGCAGCCCTCATACTGTCGCATTCTAGAAGTAAAAATGTGACCGTTTACACAGCTTCTGCTGTGGATGAAAGACTTGTATTGTTCTATAATTTGCTTGCAAGGAAGTATGCAGATCAACTAGAATATGAATCATGGTGTAGTTTTGGCACTGAAGGAATAAATTATGCGTTCAAAAAAAAATGAAGTAACAAACAAGCGTAAGCTTGAAGCAATGCGTAAGTTGTCGCAAGCTTGTAATGCTGCTATTAAAGCTGGTAAAGCAAAGAAAACCATCCTTGCTCCGCAATAAGCTACTACCTTTATCTGATTCAGAAAGCCGACCATTGAGTCGGTTTTTTTGTGCCTAGAAACATAATAGCTAATTCCAATAGTCAAGGTTCATGACATAACTAGTAATAGTATTTACTCAAGAAAATTCCATGCACATTGCGTCAGTTACGCCTTAGTCAGCAGCTGCTGAATTGGGGTCGAAACCGCTACAGACTCAAAAATCCGCATTAACCGCCCTTCAGACAGCCAAGTTGCTTTTGCTCTTAATTAGATGACAAAAACTATAATTTTAATTTATTTACCCTAAAATCATGACGAGTATGAATTAAGAACATGATTAACATCATACGAACTGATATCAGCGGTGAATTTTCAGGCATGTTTTGTATTACTTCCCATACATAACGAGCTAAAATGACAGTCAGTAAGCATTAAAGTGCTTAGTGTGGTGTTTTACGAACTCGCAGGTGAACAAGGGCGTTATGTTATTAATCAAACTATATGGAATCTCCTAAGAGGGACTTATGCCATCTAAAAATTACAATTTTGACTTTTATGAATGTTCTACATTCAATTCAAGTGCCAATGCACTTCCAAGAACTTCATTTGAAATATTAAATAGAATGCTCACAAGGTTCGGACAGGGTGATAGTAGCGTCAAACAAATTGGCTCTAATAGCTATGAGTTAAGACAAATAGAATCAACTGACTATGGTTTTAAAGGTATCATTGGCAAGCATCGAGAAAATGACCTTCCACATGCAGCTGTAATCGGCGGTGATGAAAGAGAGATATCTCTTGCTGCAAACGAAAACTTATTGGAAAAAGCATATTTTTCTTATCACTCTGATTACTCTGTTTTGATCATTCAACGTAACCACCTGTGTATTAGCAATAATAACATGGGTAAATACTTAACAGAATCCGCTTATGTAACTACACTGAACCCTGTAATTGAGCCCGCGGATCTTCAATGGTTATTGAATAACCATGTACAAATTCGTACAGCTGAATTTGCAATTGCTCGACCAACAAACCCTGATTTATTTAATGACATTGAGCACGATTTTAACAACTCGATAATTTCCACATTAAACGGAACGGGAACTGCGCAATTAAACTTAACTTTGAGAGGCAATGCTAGATCAGATGTTGCTGAGGAACGATACCTTGCATCAACAATGAAAGGAGCTTTGCGTGAACTACAAACCAAGTTTGATGTTAAAAAGTGTAAATTACTTTTAGAGAATGATGAAACACTTATAACACATCCAGTAGACTTAGTTTCTGATCGTTTATTCTATAATAAACAGATTGAAGTGGAAGGTAGATATCCTCCTGCTTTTGAAATGTGGGCAGCTCTTGATGAAGCTAGAACAGAAAAACAAGGTGAATTAGCAAATTATTTCGGTGAATTAAATCAGGAGCGATTGGCTTAATGCTATGGATAAATTAAAGCGTTATTATTACTTATTGGTCATATTAATTACTCTGTTTATTTGCTGGAGTGCATGGCCTGTTGTATCCAAATTTACATCAAAAGAAATACAGCCTATTGCTTCAGCAATATCAACCTTGTCTGGCATACTTTTTGGTTTTGTAATGGCTTCAATTTCTCTTTTCGCTTCGGCAAAAGATAACAAATTAGTTAAAAATACAACTCTAACTGGTTATTTACCTAAGCTTGTAAATCGACTTCATATAACTATGGGGTTGCTGTTATTCGTTTGTTTTACCTTTTTATTAGTCTTGTTTATTCCTGATTCATTAACTTTCACTATAAGCAACACAAGTTATAAATATTCAGTCGTTGTAGTAATGTTTGGCATATTTTTAGGTTTAAATTCATTTATTCAATTTTACTTGTCTTGGAACGGATTTAAAGACTTCTCTAAACATATGTAGCAATACAAGACAAAAGACTGTTAACAGGCCGTAGGGCTTAAATGAATCAGGAGAGATAAATGAGTTTTGAAGTGTCAATAAAAAAGCTGTTTCTGAATATTGAAAAGGCGCTTTCTGGAAATCATGATGATAACTCAGTTCCAGATTTTACAACAACAAATTGCGGGAAGCAGATCTTATTTAATAAAGAATCAAAATTATCAATTCTTGACATATTTGATCTACTCAATTTAAACGAAAAAGACTTTGAAAATAAAATTGGAAAAGATGTACTTTTGGGGCTGATAAGACAAAATATTGCAGAGTTGTTTGTAAGGTTTCGTGGCCAAGATATTTGCCATAAACAGTTGAAAAAAGAACTTAAAGCACAATTATTCTCTGATATTGAAGATAGACAGTTAGAATATACTCATCATTTCCCAGCTTCAAGTTTATTTATACTATATGCGAATAGCCGAGGTGAGTTCACTCTAGGTCCAGTAAGAATACAATCTCGTCTTGATTGGTTAGATAGCGTAGATTTTCATCACCAATTGATTGAAAATCACGCTAATGAAAAGGAGAAAAATAGACGCTGGAAATCTGATATGCGAGAAATATTGACAAACAAAAATAGTGATGTTGATTGTGGATTTTTGACTAATAGTCTCCATAATGCCATAGAAAAAAGTTGGTGCCTTGTTTCAATATCTATAAATGGGTATGAATATAGTGCATCTAAAAAATATGCAGAAATCATAGCCAAGTCAGCACTTGATTCGATTTCCCTTGTACTTGGTGATAGTTCTTATTTTTTTCAACAGGTACTCTACAGTCAAGCACTTCCTCCTATCTCAACTTCATCAATCGTTAGCCATGGCGGATATTTGGATCTGCCAGGAATGGAGCTAGGAAAACAAATTCCTATTATTGAACCAAAGCAAGTTAATAAGATGATTGACCATTCAAAGAACTTCGTAAGTCATATTGAATTAGCATTACATGATGCTGTTAATGTTGTTGAAGGAACCCATACTCCTTTATATCGACGTTGGTTTACAGCTTTAGACTGGTATGCAGAGGGTTGTAGGGAAAATAATGATTCTATTGCGCTAGCAAAGATAGCTACTTCACTAGATGTTTTGTCCAACGGTGGAAAGTTTGGTGGGATTTTAGATATGGTGAGTGATATTCTTCAGGTGAAAGATGTACATAGCCAGATGACATTTAAAAATAGAGAGTATTCATTGAATGAAGTGGTCAAAGAAATATATGACAATGGAAGATCAAAAATTCTACATGGTAACCAAATCGATCGTATGAAATCTCATTGTATGATAAGAGAATTAGCAGAAATAATAACTCGTAATGTACTTATTCATGCAGTTGAACTTATCGATGCATACAAAGGAAAAGACAAAGATAACGCCTTTAAAAATATAAGATCAAAGCCAAAAGGTATTTAAACTGTAGTGGTACGGTGAATTTGGCCACCTAGTTAGAGGTGATATCATCACCTCATAAATCGATAGGTGAGATAATAAAGTAACCGATGACATGATTAACCGTTGGTAAGAACGACCACTGATGAAGATTACAATCAGTGGTTTGTCTAAATTACTTTTGTCCCTTTCATTAGTAGCAAGCACGTAACACCCATTTTCATGAATTGCCATTTGACCAAGGTTTTCTAATGAATATAGTGTCTAGAGAATATTAGTTGATTCACTGTGATAGGTCATGAACTACAAAACACTATATGGTAAAGAACTAAGCAATCCGAGTACGAATTTTTTTATCTTTGAAACTAAAGGAAGCGGCGTAAAGCATGATGATGTAGAGTATGACAATGAAGCAGCTACCGAAGCTCTTCAGGATATCCAAAACGAAAACTACCATGTCGATGACCAAAAAAGCGAAGCTCCACGTCGTTCGAAGCAGAGTGTATTTTCAAATAAAGTAAAGAATAACTATGGGAATACTTGCGCTATGTGCGGTATTAAAACCAAAGTCCTATTAATCGGTTCGCATATTATCCCGTGGGCCACAAGGAAAGACATTCGGCTTGACCCTTCGAATAGTTATTTCTAATGAAGTAAATACTGATCCAACGCTGAAAGCTATTACTGATCTTATTAAAGAAGCCAAGCTTAGTAAGCCAAAAAAATCCCCTCCGAAAGAAGAGTATTTAAAACACCACCGGGATATCGAATTTGAAAAGTTTTTAAAAGACTAATTCTTTTTCGTAAATACCTTGTAGGTGATATCTTCCTACGATGAAGCTGGTATGAGAGTTTAGATACTATAGTGGATTTTTCCAAATTCATACTGACAAGGGACGTAACTCAAAACAGTCCATTGTGTAGCAGGCTAAAATAATCCCTACACCTAAACTCCATACAGTTTTTTAGATATGCGAACTAATGTTAGAATCACAAATCTATAACTAGTTTGACGTTGTTGAAGAGGAGTAATAAACTCCTCACCTCACTCAGTTATAACTTAAATTTACCAAGGCGACTTTTGTTCAATGGATTTTCTTTACCAATTTCCGATAAAGCTTTTTTAGTGTTCTCCATTAACAAGTCACTACTACCAGCAAGCATTAAACATGCACGAATTTTATGAGTTAATTCTTCGCCTTTAAACGTTTTAAATAATGCTTTAAGGTCATCTGAGCTTAACTTTTCAAGCACTTTAACTTCTGACTGATTATATGAGCTTTGCTCGCTTCTACGTTGAAGTATCTCATTTGGTGTATCTTCTGTTTGATTTGAGTCATAATAACCTTGAACTTTCGATTCAAAATTAGAGTCTTTCACTCCAAAATGATTAATATTAAAATCATTTAGATTTAGCTTTTTTATATTTAATTTGTTCTGCTCGATATATAAATCAGTTAACTCCTCAGCTAATCCATCATTGCCAAGCTCTCTAATCAGTTTTACTCCTTCACTATATCGTGAAGCCGGTAGATTTTTAGCTGCACTTCGCAACCCTTCGTTCATTGCATTTATTACTTCTTCGACGTTAGTATCGAAAGAGTTATGAAATACTTTCCATCCGTAATTATACTTTTCCTCTGCTTTCCTGATTTCAATATCTGTTTGGTCTTTGTCGCAAATTTCTTTGAGTTTTTCGTTATCTACAAAGCCTTGTTCAATACTAGAGATCAAAATAACGGATAAAGGATGCATACTTTGGTAATTATAACTATTAAGCGTATTTTCCCAGCCTTTTTCTTTCTTTTGCTCCTCAGTCATTTTCGCTTCGTCCGTTTCAAATTCATCATCAGAAAGGTCAAATATTTCTGAATTAAAGTTCTGATTGGTTATTTTCTTAATAAACTTTAGGTCTGGAATATTCTTTTCATCCGCACTGTGACAATAATGGCTCCAACATAGAATAATGATCGTTTGGATAATTTGACCTTTTATCTTCTCATCATATGAGGTTGCTACACTAAGAGCGGTTTCTATATGGTTGTAGATTTTCTTTAGCACACGAATATTTCGGATATCTAATCGTAAACAAACATCTTTAACTTGTTTATATTTATCTATATTGTCATTTTTCATCGCGATATTAAAACAATGTTCTGCACTTGGTTCATAATGCAATTGCTTGTCAATTACCTTCTCTTTGTATAATTGGTATTCTTTTAAATCATGACTATCTTCATTTAGCAAAATTACGATTTGACATTTTTTCTGCTCTTTGAGATATGAGACTAAGCCAAGGAAATCTCGAAGTGAAACTGACTTGCTATGTCGCTCAATGTCATCAAAACAAATAAGAGTTTTCGAAAGCATTGAAGTAGCAATTGATTCGTATATTTTATCGACAGAAGAACCAAGACCTTTTAGTGCAAAGTTAGCTGCCACACTACTTAAGTCCTTGATAAAAACAGACGATTTTCTTCCATATCGCTTCCCTAATTCTTTATAATTTTTCTTCAAAGACTCAAGGTCATTTGATTCACCAATAAGATCTACATCGATAGAACTTTCAAATACAGAACGCTTAATATCATTGACAGAGTTAATACCAAACAGACTTACATACGAGTATTTTTTCAACTCAATATCTTCTTTAAAATCTTGTATATAGGTGTTCCATGCATGAGTTTTACCAATACCCCATCGGCCTTTTATTGCCATTACTTGTGGTTCATCATTTTCAACAAATCGTTTTACTTGCTCTTTAACCAATTCAATTGTCATTTTTTTCTTAGATTAATAAAACCATAATAATAATAAGGGTTTGGTTGTCATAAATAAAAGGAAATGTGAAATAATGTAGGAAACGATTTCAACTCATTTTTGTCCATAATCATTTCCTCGCGTACTTGGCAGACATTGTTTTTCTTGTCGATGGATTATCGAATACAACGTTGCTAAGGAAGTCACCAACATACCCGTTGATTAATTCGAGATACGCAGTTCCTGTACCGCCATGTCTGTTGTACCGAACAATCGCTTCCATCAATTCAGGTGGATTTGGTGAATCAGCGTGATAAACCGAGTCTCGGTAAAGCCCAATCCAAATATCACAATCTTGCTCAATTTGACCAGTATCTCGTGAATCAGATGGCAATGGCCTTTTATCTGCGCGTTCTTCCAGTTTACGATTGAGCTGGGTAACTAGGAACACAACGCAATTTAACTCCTTGGCCAATTGCTTGAGTCGCTTAGTGATATCGCCATAAGCCAAGTCATTACGCTCCGCCTTCTCAGTGGTCATCAATGTTAAGTAATCCACCATGATTGCAGCCAATGGAACCTCACGGTGCAACCTGCGCGATTCAGCCTCAATATAGGTAATCGTAACGCTGGGTGAATCATCGATGTAACACTTGGTATTGTTGTATTCGCTAATGGCCTGGCTAGCTTTGGCAAACTCAGTATCGAAGTTATACACATCCTCGGGGCTCTGATAAAACAAACCTGAATCGATACGGGCTCGAGAAGAAACCATACGCTCATAAATTTGCTCTTTGGGCATTTCCAGTGAGAACGTTGCAATCCCCTTCCCTTCTTCAATCGCAACATATTCAGCAATTTTTAAGGTGAATGCGGTTTTGCCCATCTTAGGTCGTGCACCAATGGCCACTAGCGAACCAGGTAAAATGTTTTTCGGGACTAAGATTTTATCGAGGTTAGTCAGTCCTGTTTTTAACCCAATAGCCGCCTCTCCGTTAAACCTCGCTTCGACACCCTTAAGCCACTCTTTTCCGATATCAGACATACGGGATAGACCACCAGCACTCACTCCAACAGCAGAATTTCTAGCACGCTCAAGGGACGAGATCACAAGACCAAGACGTTCGGTTGGTGTCCCTTCCGATGGGTCAGACATCAACACCAAACCTGACTCAAGCAAACTTAACGTCTCACGCTCGACAGCTGCATTTTTCACAATGGTCACATAAGCCATTACGTTACGAGGCGATGGTGTGTTATTGACGAGATCAACAAGGTACGACAGATGGAAATCAATCTGGTTGCTACCAATGCCTAGCAGGTTACGTAATTCAGCTTCAACAGTGATCAAGTCAATGCGAGAGCCTGTTTGAGCAACGTTGTTAATTGCTCGATAAATATCACGATGCATGGCCTCACCAAAACTGCCTATTTTTAGCGAGTAGAATATTTTACTGACTGCAGGTGCTTTCGGGTCGCCAATCAAAAATAATGCTCCTAACACTGATTGCTCTGCAGCATTGGCTTGGGATTGATAATTGATATCCATGTCTAATCCTTAATCGATGTCACTTCATCGTAGGTTGAAGGTCGTAGTGCGTATTCTAAATTTGCTATCCAGCCACGGTCGTTCAGACCACGATGATGATCGGTGATGTAATTACTAAACCCCTGAACCAGATAAACACACACCCACATGGTAATTCCCTTGGGTACCTTCCCTCGTTTTTTGCACTCGTTACCATATTTCGTATAACCGACCTTAATGTGCTTCATGCACTTGTCGGTTATCTTCCGATGCTGTTTGAGATCCATTTCATTCCAGACTGCAAGAATTTCTTCCTCGTCGATTTTGCTAATCGACAAAGGGATCTTTTGATCTTTTCTTTCTTTCTTACATTCTTTGTTAGTCGTCACCCGCTCGTCGCTTACCTGTCTTTGGTCTGTCACTTGCCTGTCAGCTTGTCCGTCAGCTTCATCAGAATCATCACTGTAACCAACTGTATTTTCATCACTTTCGCCTGTCTCTTTGTCCGTCACCTTGTTCGACTCTGGACTGACGCCGTGTGACACTGATCTGTCACAAGTGCCCGTCTCTTGTCTGTCCCCTTGTCCGTCACCCTCTCCATGATTTATATCGTAAACCTTTGAATTAGAAATAGTTCCGACTGTCCCTTTGTTCGTCCCTTTAAAATCAGCCAACCCCCAATCTTGTAACTGTTTTTTAGCCGTTCGATACGCCCTTTCTGTTAATCCAAGGCTTCTAAAATCCCCCAAAAAACACTGACCCGCTTTCAAGCCATTCATCGGATGATCTGTTCTTCTAGCCCTATACGCCATGACCATCAGTAAGTGATTGGCATGCGGATGACCCAACAGAAACTCTGCTTCTTCAGTTCGCCTATATTTAATAAAACCAGCATCAGCCATGCTTACCTACTTAGCCTTTATGGCTGTCATATAAATGAGCTCGTAAGCCAGCTTTGGATCACGAGAAGCCAGCTCTTTAATCTGCTGTAGACCTAGAAAAATAGCGACATCAATAATCATTGAGTCATTGCAATCAAGTACATTCGCTAAGTCAGATACCTGCTGTTTATCAAGAGTCGACATAACCAGTTCCTCAAGATTTATACTCACCAAAGATATCGGGACGTAACATCTCTTTTGGGTAACCACATGCGAGCTCAATTTTTAAGGCAAGACTAGGACTTGGCTGTACATCGTTTGTAGCCATATTTCGTAAATGGAGAAATGAACATTGAGAGTTTCTTGCCAACGCTTTACGCTCACTCAATGATTTCGATCGCCAGTATTCTTTCCATACTGGGAATTTATCTTTCATATTATGAACCTCAAGTAATCAATTATTGATTCTGGTGAAAATGTAATCAGTATTTGATAACTTGTCAACTCCATTCAATAGCACACAATAGTAGGTAATCACAAAAGAGTTACTCGGAGATGTTAACGTGAAATCGATCTACGACTACAGATGCGAAAACCTACAGAGCGTAAGATTAAAATTTAAAACAATTAGTGAAATGGCCGAATTCATAGGAACCTCAAAACAGTCAATGGGGCAACTACTTAATGGCAACAGGAAATTAGGCGCTAATCTGGCAAGAAAAATAGAAGAACTATTAGATTTACCAAGAAATCAATTAGATCAACCCGACGCTTCAACACCAGAAGAAGTCGACGAACTATCCAAAGAGATTGCTAGAAGAATAATTAAAAGTAATATTCCTCCCAGAAAAATATTGGCTATGATTGATGCTTTACTTGTTGAAGACGAATGAGTGAAGGTAAATAAGTAAATATTCATCCAATCACAAAAGAAAGTAATCAAAAAAAGTAATCAAACTTCCGAGTATTATCCTAACTTTTTCAAACCCTCATCAAAAAAAAGTGCGAAAAGCACTTTTTTTTCACTTGCAATGTAATCACTTTCTGATAACGTAATCGTAAATTGATTACATCAAGTGGAGAGGGCTATGCAAGCAGAATTGAACTCAACCATCCAAAAACGCCGTGAACGGCGAGATGCAATTCTCGCAGGTATCGCGCTCTTCTTGCTTACAGCGTTCCTTACGCTTGCTGATTTGGACGCACTGCTGGTGGCCCTAATTCATGACACCCATTTTTAATTTGTCCTACGTGGGACATGGCTAGTGCGTGAACGGCAAGCGTAACTAGCCATACTTTCTTCGAAATTAGTGAGGCGTGAACAATGAAACTCTTCTCATGTAAATTTATCACTCTCGAGTGTCACCCTGACCATGTGATGCTGGGTACTGAACAACAACTCACCGTGTTCGTTACGTGCAAGTATCAAAAAGAGGTTCGAGAGCTTGCTGAAAGAGAGTTGTCATTTTGGGATCGTGAACATCATCAGAACTACAAAATATCGAAAATTGGTACCGCCAAAACCAGCCAATATAAAAACTACCTATCGGAACGAGAACAAGCTGGTTATAAAAACTATACCGCACTAACTGAAATGGATGATCCTGTCTTGTTCTCTTACCTAGGGTTGGTACAAGACGCGCTTTATCGTCTCGACAATGATTTTGCTGATACCTGCCCTATTGAAACTCGCCAAGAGATGGCTGAAAAGCTGGAGTGTGCTTTCAATGAACATATCGAAAACACGCCTGATTTTAATATCGATGCCACCAAACGCGAATTTCTTGAAATCGAATGGGATGATTATGAGGCCGTCCGGCAGACTCTACTCAACCTACGCTGCTTGCGCGTTCTTCTCCGCGAAGTCGCCCACATCAATACCAAGGGCAACCAACCAGCACTCACTGAGCCCGCTAAGCATAAACACACTGACCATCTTGATTATGGCCACTTTGCTGATATTAAGAAGCAACCTAGCCAATACACCACAGATGTCGCTGCAAATAAGATCCACTTTCTAATGGGTGGCAGTGTTGAAATGGATGACATCCGCATGATCGTCAGTTTTATCAAAGACTATCAAGTGCCATACATCATGTTCACAAAATAGAAGGTGTCGCATGGGAAAAGGATACATGACGAATGCTCAGGTATGCCGTTACTTCTGTATTGAACGAACAACATTATGGCGCTGGTGCCGCAGTGGTTACTTCCCAAAACCTGATACCTACGGAACGTTAAAGCGTTGGAAGATAGAAACTGTTGAGCAGTTTGAGCAAAACAACAAACGCCGCACTGATTCGAGGTGCTGATATGACCACCAGCAATCACATTTAAGGGACGAACATGCAACGATTTATCACTGATAGAAAAGCGCTGGCGCAACGTATTCGTGTAGCAAGAGAGTGCAGAGAGTTAACTCAAGTCAGAATGGCCAAATATTTAGGGCTTGCTCGTCAAACCTACCTGGATATTGAAACCGGCAAAACTGAACCGAAAGCGGGCACCCTACTCGCTATCGCTCAGATATTAAAAACGGATTATCGGTTTCTATTAACGGGTGAAAAATATAACGATGGGATCCCGTTAACCATCGATGATGTTAATCAATACTTCGCGAGGAATTGCGGGGATATACATTTGCAGATAACCCAGAATTAATCCTACTTTGGCCAACATATAAAAAGACTCCATGAGGTGAGATATGAATAAGGACATAAAGGAAAGCGACCCACGTGTGATCATTACCCTCCCACAAAGCAAATGGGTAGGCGAAAACATCATTCAAGCCGTTTATGGACTCACTAGCACGGCTATCACGAATTACCGGTTAAAAGCATGGCAACAAGGTGTCCACTATCGAAAAGTTGGCATTACAGGGGTACCATCAGGCAGCAAAGCAAAAGTCCTCTACAACATCCATTCAATTAATGAGTGGATAGACGCTTATCCCCAAATGTAAGAGTAGGATCGATGAAGAAGCTACCTACCGGTGTTGAGGTCCATTCAGGAAAGCTGAGGATCTGGTTCATGTTCAGAGGCAAGCGGTGCAGAGAAAGCTTATATTCTCCGCCAACGCCAAGAAACATCAAAATTGCCTTTGAGAAAAGAACCTCGGTTTGCCACGCGATCCGACTGGGTACTTTTGACTATCTGGAATGGTTTCCTCATTCAACCAATCACCAAGATATGGTCAACATCAACACGCTTACAGTAAAGGGGCTATTCGAGCGATGGTTAACACTCAAAAGAATTGAAGTCACAGAAGCGACGTTAACGAACTACCATAACCGACTCAAACAAACGCTGGCTTACCTTGATCCAGAGCTGCTTGTCAGCCATCTGACTCAAGAGCACATCTTAGATCTACGGTTGGCCTTATTAAGTACGTGTTCGGCCTCAACGGTAAACACCTACATGCGAACAATAAAAGGGGTGCTGAGCTTTGCCATTACAAATGAATACTGCAGCCCTCGAGTAATAAGCGGTATCAAAGATTTAAAACAATCCAAGTCGCCCCCTACGCCCCTTAGCCGTGATGAATTTTTTCGGCTTATCGAGGCCTGTAAAAATGAGCAGGATAAACACTTGTGGGCATTAGCCGTTTACACTGGGTTACGACATGGCGAATTAATGGCGCTTGCGTGGGAAGATATTGATCTCAATAAAGGCCTTATTTATGTAAAACGTAATTTAACGTTAAAAGGTATTTTTAAATTACCTAAAACCACAGCGGGTGAAAGGGTAATTAACTTATTAGATCCCGCGATTAAAGCATTAATAAAACAAAAGCCTTTAACTTATATGATGTTGCCGGAAAATATTACGGTTCAACAACGAGAGCATGGGAAAATAGAAATAGAAACCGTGCACTTTATTTTCTCTCCTCGTGTTACTGCTACAAAAGAAACGAAAAGTTATTACTTTCATACTAGTATTCATGATAAGTGGACGGCAGCGATAAGACGTGCAAGAATCGCCTACCGAAAACCCTATCAGACCCGACATACGTTTGCTTGTTGGATGTTATCTGCGGGTGCGAACCCTACATTTATAGCAAAACAAATGGGACATTCTAGTGCTAAAGAAATATATCAAACGTACGGAGATTGGGTTAGCGAGCATACCCAAAATCAGCTTGATGTACTGAACAAAAAATACGGCGAGAATGCCCCCAACATGCCCCTAAAAACTAACAAGTTAATGTAA